TTGATTGCGTTATCTTTGGTATGGCGAGTATCACGGGGCGTTCATTACTTTTTCACTGTATGTTACCCAACGGTGCGGTCTATTGGAGGTTGCCTATCTCAGCGTTTTTCCAAAAACAATTTTGTAGATCCGAAGTGCCCAATATGTCGGTTGACCAGTTGGAACTGTGGAATTGTTTTAGTTACTATCCTGCTGTCACTGAATTTGATTTTCTTAGTGGGCAGCGTGGTAAATTTTTAGGAAAGGATAAAAAATTCTATAATGGAGAATATCAATTCACAATCGATTGGGCGAGTCCAGAAGTTAATGAAATTGATTGTGAGCATTCTGAAATTCCTCAAGAACATAAGTGTGCACATATATTGGCGCTTGATAACGGCAATTATGCTGCTCAGCCTAATAATCGTATCTTGTGGAGCGTTTCTAACTATACTACTGATCGATCTTGGCCAGACTATAAAGTGCAAACTACAGAGTGGTCGGTCGAAAACAAAGATTGGGTAACAGATGATACAGACGATATGTTTTACAAAATTAAGGAGAACAAATGAAATTAACTGCAAACATAACTTTAGACGAACTTACTAAAAGCCAAGTAGCTGAAAGAAAAGGAATTAATAACAATCCTAGTCCTGAACAAATAGAAAATTTGAAAGCTCTTGCTGTAAATGTGCTTCAACCAATTAGATCACATTTTGATAAACCATTAATTATATCATCAGGATTTCGATGTGCTCAGCTGTGCGTTGAAATTGGTAGTTCAATAAATAGTCAACATACAGCTTCTGAAGAATCAGCTGCAGCTGACTTTGAAATACCAGGTGTTGACAATAGAGAACTAGCTCGTTGGATTAGAGATAACCTTGAAGTAGACCAAGGAATCCTTGAATTTTACAAAGACGGCGAACCATCGTCGGGCTGGATTCATTGCTCATACTCGCGTAATAGCAATAGACAACAATGGTTGCGTGCTGCTCGAGTTGATGGTAAGACTCATTATACACCATGGATACAATAATATGGCTATAGGTAGAGGATCAATGTCAAAGCAAGTCGAAGGCAAACTAAGGGGTGCTAGAGATGAGAAGAAGAAAAAAAGACGTGTTATTGCAACAATTAAAAAGAAATCCAATAGTAAATATACTAAGGTCTAGCATTTTCAAACCCAAAGTGGTAAAATCTAAAAAGTTGTACGACCGCAAAAAGGAGAAAACATCTCTCAAAGTGGCCACTAAAACAGGAGAACTAAATGACTAAACTTTGTCCAAGAGGAAAAGCAGCAGCTAAAAGAAAATTTAAGGTATACCCTAGCGCCTATGCTAATGCCTACGCATCAAAAATATGTGCAGGTAAAATTAAAGATCCATCAGGTGTAAAAAGAAAAGATTTTAGAGGACCTAAACCAGCATCAAAAGGTGCAATGATTAAAGCTAAAAATGGTAAATTAACTTTTGGTGAAAAATTGAAAATGCAAGAAAAAGGTCTATTAGATAAAAAAACTGGTAAACTTCATCCAGCTCATGAAAAAGTTTTTGAAAGATTAAAAACTAAAGATATAAAGGGAATGACAAAAACAGGAAGAAATCCTGAGTTAGGCCCTGGTAAAGGATCTCCTGAAACAAAATTAGAAGCTAGATCTTTCCTTGAGAGAAAAGCAATTAAAGATAGAGCATTGAGAGCAGCGAAAGCAACTAGAATAGGTAAGATAGCTGCAGGAGTTGCAGGTGTTGGTTTAGCAGCGAAAGCTTTTTTAAATAAAAAATTAGAAGAATCACGAGCTAAGAAAAAAGTTAATAAGAAAAAAATGGGTGGCACTATGGTAAAAGCGGCATTAGGTGTTATGGCTTTAGGAATGGCAAATAAGAAAAAAATGCAAAAAGCCAAAAAAATGATGCAAGAAAATTCTATGGGTGTTGGTTCAGCTCCTTTAGGTGTTGGTGTTGCAATGGCAAAAAATAGAAAAGTAAAAGAAATACTAGGATTGAATAAAGGTGGTATGTCTGATTACTACAAGGATTTAATATGAGCGATATCAAAAAATACACAGAAAATTTAATTAGAGGTGGAAATATGGGACCAATAAGATTGCCTGAACCACCAATGCAAGGTCCTGTAGTAAAAAGGAAAGAGCCCGGAACTATAAAACCAAAAGTTAGTTTATATGAAGATGAATACAAAACTGAAATAGGACCAAAAGTAAATATAACAACTAAAAAAGGTATTGATATTACTGGTGGTGCAAACATTACTAAATATAAAGATTCAGATTATAAAGAGCCTGCAGAAACTTATTTTGATTTAAGCAAGGAAGGTGATAATTACTCTTACGGTATTACAGGTTCAAAAAAAGGAAAAAGAAAACAAATCACAATCGGCGGAACTATCAAATACTCTAGAGGTGGTGGAGTTTCAATACAAGGAACTAAATTTAATGGAGTAAAATAATGGCCAGTGGACTAAAAAAATGGTTCGCAGAAAAATGGGTCGATATTGGTTCTAAGAAAAAAGGCGGAGGTTTTAAACCATGTGGAAGAAAATCTGCAAGTGGATCAAAAAGAAAATACCCCAAATGCGTGCCTGCTGCAAAAGCCGCCCGAATGACAGAATCGCAAAGGCGTTCTGCGGTTGCGAGAAAAAGAAGTAAAGCTCAAGGTGTTGGAGGAAAACCAACAAACGTCAAGACCTTTGCTAAAGCAAGTAAGGGTGGTATGATGGATTATTACAGAGGAGTTATATAATGCCATTTATAGGAGTAGCTTTTAGATTTGGAGTACCTGTTGTAAAGGGTGCATCAAAAAAATTTCAAAAACTATTTAGAAAAGAATACGATGAGAATAGAGCTGCAGGCTTAAGCACCTCATCTGCACATAAAGAAGCAGCACAAACTGTAAATAAAAAATTAAAGGAATTCAAATAATGGCTACTTCAGGAACAACTTCATTTGATTTGAGCATAGAAGAGATTGTACAAGAAGCTTACAATCGATGTGGAGTAATGACTGATTCTGGGTATGATTTAAAAAGAGCAAGAAGAAATTTAAACATATTGTTTTCAGAGTGGGGTAATAGAGGTGTTCATCTTTGGAAAGTAGAATTAAAAGAAGTTGCATTAGTTTCAGGACAAGCATCTTACACAACAGCTACTGATGTAAATGATGTGTTAGAGGCTTTTGTTTCTTCAACTTCAATAAGTGGTGAGAATAGTGATACTACAGATATTTCTCTAACAAAAATTGATAGATCATCATACGCTGCATTACCTAATAAATTACAAACAGGGCAACCCTCACAATATTATGTGGATAGATTAAAAACACCAAAAATATTTTTATATTCTGCACCAAACTTAAATACATACACTCATCTAAAATATTACTCAATTGGTCGTATTGAAGATGCAGGAAGCTATACTAATAATGCTGATGTAGCTTATAGATTTATACCTTGTATGATTGGTGGCTTAGCTTATTATTTATCTTTTATGATAAATCCACAAGCAACTCAGACATT